AAATCCCCCTTTTGGGGGATATAGCGTGTGAAAGAGCACACATCAAAATGATGCTACTTTTTCCGAAAATAACTTGGTCAATTGTAAAATAAAGCTTGACTTTCGAGTTTTCGGTCATATATACTAGGGCGGTTAAAAACTCTTATTTATTTGTATTTCAGTGAGTCACTTGTACAACTTGTGTCGCACAAAAAGTAATTTGAATTGTATCTTAATTATCTCTATATTTCGGCAGAACAAAATGGAGTATTTCAATGCCTAAAGGATTACAGGATTTTACGGTGCAGGAAAGTCTTGCACCATATATAAAAGCGACTAGTGTAACAGTTAATACAACTGTCCAAGACCCATGTAGGGCGGTTTACTGTGGAGTAGCTGGGAATTATGAATTATATGTTGATGGTTCTTGGATACATTTTAAAGCAATCCCAGCGGGAACAGTTCTAAAGGTCAGTGCAGAAGGAGCAAGAGACCAAGGCGATGCTTCAGCCCCAGCGGCTGGCGAAATTGTTTTCTTGTATTAATGTGGCTTTTGGAATGGTTGAACTCAGTAGGCTTCCGCTCGAGGCCCAAGAGGAGATTTTATCAAGACTTTCTTCTGAGGATAGCTGTCCAATAGAGATAGATAGTGAAGTATATTATATACCAAATGCGGTAAATGATTTAATAGATTATTTGTATAAACAGGTGTATAGTTTTAAAAAAAGGGACAATGGAATACCGCAAAATAAGAAATAAAAAACATTACATATATGACAATTATGGTGAATGGAGGGAACATCACCCAGAAGAAAACCTGTGGTTTGACTGGAGAAAAGCAAAAGAGGGAGATTGGGTATCATCTGCAGATGGCCGAATCGTGCAACTACTCAAAGTTGTAAACAAAATCAATCATCCAAACGATAGAAAAAACTATAAATATGCTGATGGATATGTACGCACAGTTGTAGGTACATTCTTAAAAACGAAGGGTGTGAAGATGGATACTGATTTTTCAAAGCACCCAAATAGGTATACATTCTCTGGAAAGAATCCCAAAACTGTAAAAGAGAGAAAGGGAATTACCAATAGAGAGAAGATTTTCGCAACAAATGTCGCAGTTGGAATGGGGCCAGTTAAGGCTTATATGGACGCTTTCAATAATGATAGTGAGTTAAAGTCCAGACAAAGAGCGACGTTATTATTAAAACAGGAAAGAATTATGCAAGAAGTAGAGAAGTCCGTATTGGACATAGCAAAAGAGATGGGTTTAGACCACGAGTATGTATTAAATAAATTAAAGTGTCTTGCTGATAGCAGTTCAGATGATGGTATTGTATTACAGTCCACAAAAGAACTTGCAAAAATAATTGGGACTGCTGGGACGACTATTAAATCCAGAGAGATGGGTATTATAGGAATGTTCCAAGGTTTCAGTCCAGAGCAGCTCGAAAAAGCAGAGCGGCCGAAATTAAAAGAAGTAAAAGGAGAAGAAGATGACGTGTCCTAAATGCGGGTCGGATTATGTAAAGAAGAATGGTAAAAGAGGAGAGGTTCAGAGATACAAATGTAATAACTGTAAAAAAGGATTTTCTAATACTGATGATTTTTTTAGTGATTCAAATATATCTACATCCTCTATGGTAGAGGAGTTGAATTATGTATATATAACAGATAATGTATCAGACGGCAAAGCCCCAACGTTACAAACGTTATTAGAAAAGTTCAACGTCTCTGAAGAAGAATGGAAAGTTACTAATTTCAAGGTAAATCAATGGGATGTTTCAGCTAAGGAAGAAGTAGATGGTAAGATAGTCTGGAATACCCATACTAATTATCAGGCTAGAGCGAGTCTTGTGAGGAAGCGTCCAGTTAAATGTGATTTCCCATCTGTTCAAGGAGCGACAGTTGGAGATGTTAAGTTAAATGTGAAGACTCCCAAGAGGAATTTAAATGTTGATATAGTCCTTCCAGATGCTCAAGTCGGATTTAAGAGAGATATTCATAGTGGGGAGCTCACTCCACTTCATGATTTAAAGGCTATTGCTATTGCAACTGAAATAATTAAGGAGATAAAGCCAAATAGGATAATAATGTTAGGTGATATGCTGGATTTACCAGATTGGTCTACTCATTATGTCCGTTCTCCAGAGTTTTACTTCACAACTCAGCCAAGTTTGGATTGGTTAGCTTCTTGGATTAAAGAATTAAGACCATACTGTAAAGAAATGGTCTATATAGAGGGGAACCATGAAAAAAGAATGATTGACAGTATTGTTCAGAATACTATTCAGGCTTATGGTATTAAACCAGCTAATGAACCAGATGTTCCTCCTATTGTATCAGTCCCTTATATGTTGGGACTCCATAAGATAGGAGTTGAATATATTGGTAATTATCCACATGGGGAGTTTTACATAAATGATAATCTAGTATGCATACACGGAAATAAAGTAGGCCCAAAAAGTGGCCAAAGCGTAATGAAGATGTTAGACTCCCCAAGAATTAGTGTTATCCAAGGTCATGTTCATAGACTTGAAATGGGTCATAAGACAGTTTGGTCTCATGGTCAACCTAAAATATACCAGGCTGTTTCTCTTGGGACTCTTGCAAGGATAGATGGAGTTGTACCTGGTGGTGGAACTAGGTATAATTGGCAGCAGGGATTTGGAATTGTAGAATATGATAATGATAGGTTCCAGATAGACTCAGTTGGTATTTATGACGGCAAAGCTATTTTTAAAGGTAAATTCTATGGGTGATGAATATAGAAAGCCGTTAAGAGGTAAGAGAACAAGGCAAGGTCAAGGTAGAAATACTAAATATGGAAATAAGGTCAGTAAGAAATACTATAAGAAAAAACGCAGGGGACAGGGAAGATGATAGCAACTAAACGGAAGCTTAAAAGAAAAGAATTGATACAGAGAGTTAAAGTTCTTGAATATGCTCTTGCCAATTATATGGAACGACAGCGTAATGCTGAATTAGCGCTTGACTATTATATTCAAATGAATAAAGACGAGAAGAAGTTTCAAAAATTCTTAGAGAAGAAAAGCAAAGATGCCGAACATAAACAAGAAGAACGTAAATCAAGCTGAAGAACAGCTAGAACTTGCTTATAAGGATTTAATTGCATTTGGTAAGCTTTTTCTACCAGATGATTTTATGCGTAGTGAAACCCCTCCTTTTCATTACGAGATGGCAGATGCTATTGATGATATAGAAGTAAAGCAGCTTGGAATCATTCTTCCCAGAGGACATGGTAAAACTGTTCTTACTAAGGCTTCAATTATAAAAGACTTCGTTTTTTGTCCTAAAGATGATATGCATTTCTATGCGTGGGTATCTGCTACCCAGAAACTATCTGTTGGAAATATGGACTATATTAAACATCACCTTGAATTTAATGACAGTATTCGGTACTTTTTCGGAAATCTCAAAGGCAGGAAGTGGACAGAAGAAGATATAGAGTTATCTAATGGATGCAAGCTAATATCCAAGAGTAATGTTGCTGGTATTCGTGGAGGAGCGAAACTTCATAAGCGATATGACTTAATCATACTTGATGATTTTGAGCATGAAGCAAACACCATTACACCCGACGCTAGAGCTAAGAACGCAAATCTGGTTACCGCTGTTGTTTATCCTGCGCTTGAACCTCATACTGGTCGGTTGCGTGTTAATGGTACTCCCGTACATTATGATTCCTTTATTAACAATCTCATTAATAATTACCAGAAAGCTATTAAGGGTGGCGAGAAGTTTTCTTGGAAAGTCATTACTTATAAAGCAATACTTCCAGACGGTACTCCATTATGGCCGTCATTCTTTTCTAAGGAGAAACTGGATGAAAAGAAGAAGTTTTACCTCGATAGTGGACAGAGTCAGAAGTTTTATCAAGAATATATGATGGAAGTTCAGAGTGAGGAAGACTCAGTCTGGAATAGAAATCATATTAAGTACTGGCAGGGATATTATGAGAATGAGGATGGATTTAATTATATCTATGTAGATGGAGAGAAGTTCCCATGTAATACTTTCATAGGATGTGACCCTGCTACTGATATAGATACAAAGACCTCGGACTTCTCAGTAATAATGGCTATTGCTGTTGACCCGAATAATAAATTATATGTATTGGAGTATGAGAGGCACAGAAGTATCCCAACTGTAGGCTCAAGAGATAACAGTGGAGAAATGATTGGGAAAAAAGGTGTTGTTGATTATATTATGGATATGCATGAGAAATATCGCTGTGTTTCAAGTACAGTAGAAGATGTTGCCATGAACAGGTCAATATTTCAGTCATTGAATGAGAGAAGAAGAATAGAAAATAAGTTCAATGTAGGTGTAATTCCAGAGAAACCAGGTGGAATGAACAAGAGAAATAGGATTTATAGCGGATTAAGCGGTAGATTTAGCACTGGTAATGTCTATTTAAGAGAAAATATGTTTGATTTAACTAATGAAATCATTACTTTTGGGCCTAAAATGGCTCACGACGATACAATTGAGACCCTTTATTATGCACAATTACACGCATTTCCGCCCAATATGAAGAAAAATGAGTCTAAAAAAGGCTGGTATAAGCCTAAAAAACGAGCTAAAAGCTGGGTAGTAGCCTAATGCCACAAAGTAAAGCACCATATAGACAAGCGCAATCTCAAATGAGTGTATCTAACTTGAGATTAAAAACTCCTATTGGAGAAGAGTCTTTATATGGTAGGTTATTTGGGTTAGGAACTAATATTGCAGAAACTTTCTCTCGCTCAGAACCTTCATCTGTTTGGGAGAGTTATATGTCCCAAGCGGCTACAGCTGCTGATACTCTAAAAAGATTTCCAGCTCCTTCTACTGGAGCATTGTTATTACATGAAGCTGCTCGTAGGAAAGGAATTGGAGTTAGTGGTGGAGGAATATCTTTTCCTACTAAATATGGAAAATTCAAAGTAGGGTCTTCAAATATTGGAGGAGCAAGAGGAGTTAAACTTCAATTTGACTTAGATAAGAGTATTCTTGGTAAATTAGAAAAAAGACTAATGAGATGAATGGGGCTGTAGAAAATCAATTAGTTAATAAATGGAAGGCTAGTGAAGGTAGAAGTCTACTTGAGATGGCTACAGGTTATAAATCTTCTAAAGATATACCCCCTCTAACTTCAATGAGTCGAGAAAAATTACATACTGCATTAATGGCAGCGGGTATGACTCCTGGTGTTGGTAATATAGCTGATGCTGCAGATGCTCTTTTATATGCATCTGAAGGTGAGTTTGGGTCAGCTGGACTATCTGCCGCAGCTATGGTTCCTATGGTTGGTCAGTTCGTTAATGCAAAGAGAGCTGTAAAAGCTGCGAAAGCATCAGGTGAAGAAATGGTTACTCTTTACAGGGGTGTAGATAAATGGCACCAAGGTAAAATGGTTACAAAGGGTAAATTTACAGGAGGATTTGAAGTTGACCCAGGTTTTGCAAAGTTTAGTCCAAAAGCTGCTAAAAGTTTGACTGAAAAGTTTGGTATGGAATTACACACTACTCCAAGAAGGGGTCTAGCTAACTATTACTCAAAGCTTTCAACATCTAAAGGAGCTTCTCGGATTCCAAGTCTTGAAGGTGTTGTTTTAGAATTTGAAGTCCCACGAAGTTATGTTACAAAGAATATGAACAAAAAAATATTAAAGCCTCTTAAAGGAGTAGATGAAGCATCTATGAATTATGAAATTGTATTTAAAGAAGGTCTTCCAAAAGAATTTTTAAAAAAGGTACATAAATAATGGCAAAAAGAGGAAGAAAAAATAAAGCCCATGTTAATAAACAATTATGGGATAGGTCAAACAGTACAGATAGGTCTAAGTGGCGTAGTAAAAGTCAGAAAGGATATGATTTTTATCTTGATGAGCAACTTACTATGGATGAGGAGAAGTCTTTAGAAGAATCTGGGATGCCTACTTTTACGATTAATAGGATTTTACCTATTATCGAGATAATGAAATATTTTGTAACTGCTAATAGTCCAAGATGGAAAGCAGTAGGAGCGACTGGAGATGACACAGATATTGCGCAAGTACACTCTGATATTTCTGATTATTGTTGGCACTTATCCAATGGTAATTCTATTTATGGACAGGTTGTTTTGGATAGTCTTGTTAAAGGTGTTGGATATTTTCTAGTAGATGTAGACCAAGATGCAGACCATGGAAAAGGGGAAGTTACTTTTAGTCGAATAGACCCTTATGATGTATTTGTAGACCCAACTAGTCGTGATTTTCTCTTTAGAGATGCTGGGTTCATTATGGTTAAGAAGAGTCTTTCAAAGACTCAGTTAAAAAATCTCTTTCCTCAACATGCTGCTAAGATTAATAAAATTAAAGCAACTAGTGATTATAGTGCTTCATATACTCAGAGGGATGTCGAGTCGTCTAAGATTACACAGCCAGATGATGTAAGTTTTGGATTAAGTCCAAAAGGTGAAGAAGAACAAATCATCGCATACTATGAAAATTATAGTAAGATAAAAGTACCATTTGTAAATGCTTTTATCAGAATACCTCTAACTGACCAGCAAGAAGCTCAATTAAAAGAATCTGTACAAGTTCAATTACAAGAATTTCAAGCTGAAGTAGAAGTTCAGTTGCAAGAAAAGATTATGTCAATACAAGAATCTTTGCAGGCTGGAGAGATTATACAGGAAAGAGCTGATTTAGAGGTGAAAAAAGCTCAAGATATGATGCAAACTGCATTAGCTGAAAAACAACAAGAACTAATGACAGCAGCCCAAGAGGAAATGACCAGAGTAGAACAAGTGGTCATGAGAAAAGAAGAATTTGACAGTATGATGAAAGGAAGACAGTTCAAAAGTTCAGTAGTAGATTTTGTAAACTTCCATGAAACAAGGATAAAATTGGTTTGTAGTGTAGGTGATGATGTCTTCTTATATGAATATGAATTACCAATTACTGAATATCCAATTATCCCAATTCCGTATTTATATACTGGAACTCCATATCCAATGTCAGCAGTGATGCCTTTGATTGGAAAACAGCAGGAGATTAATAAAGCTCATCAGATTATGGTTCATAATGCTAATTTAGCTTCTAATCTCAGGTGGTTATATGAAGAAGGTTCAGTAGATGAGGAAGAATGGGAACAATATTCATCAAGCCCAGGTGCTTTGTTAAAATACAGACAGGGATTTCAACCCCCTACGCCAGTATTACCAGCTCCTATCAACAACGCTTTTTATACAATTACTCAAGAGGGTAAACAAGATGCAGAGTATATCTCTGGTGTTCCATCAGCTATGATGGGATTTACTCAGCAGCAGGCTGAGACTTACAGAGGATTACTCGCTAATGATGAATTTGGTACAAGAAGATTAAAGTCTTGGATGGCAACAATTGTAGAACCAGCTCTTGAGCATCTTGGCAAATGTTTTCAGATGGTATCTCAAAGGCATTATACAATAGATAAGGTATTTAGAATAGTTCAACCAGAAGCAGGCCAGAAAGAGTCTGATAAAGAAAAAGAATTAAGAATTAATATTCCAATATATAACGATTATGGAGAAGCGATTGGTAAGTGGAACGATTATTCATCTTCCAGATTTGATATAAGAATTGTAGCTGGAGCCACTTTACCACTTAATAGATGGGCATTATTAGAAGAATATTTCAGATGGTTCCAAGCTGGATTAATTGATGATATTGCTATGATAGCTGAAACTGATATAAGGAATAAGAAAGAACTTGTTAGAAGAAAAAG